TGTCCGAACGTCTACTTCCAGCCTCCCGAGGCTCAGAAGATGGTATATCCTTGTCTGGTTTACGAACCGGATCTCGGATCTACGAAGTTCGCCAACAACGTTCCTTACGCCTTCGAGCAGAAGTATCAACTGAAGCTCATCGATAGAGGTCCGAACCCGACGATTTTTGCGAAGGTGGCGGCTCTACCAAAGACGTTGCACGACCGGTTCTTTGTCGCCGACAACTTGAACCACTACGTGTTTTCCATCTACTTCTGAGACACAGGAGCAAGCATGTCTGTTCTCCAGTGGGACAAGCCCGGTGAGCATTTCTACGAGACCGGTGTGGACCACGGCGTTCTCTACCAGCTCGACGAGACCGGGGACTACGTCGCCGGTGTTCCGTGGAACGGTCTGACGGCGGTCACCGCCTCCCCCGGCGGTGCGGAGTCCAACAAGACCTACGCGGACAACATCGAGTACCTCAACCTTCTGTCCGTCGAGACCTTCGGCTGCACCATCGAGGCGTACTACGCCCCGGAGCAGTTCGCTCAGAACGACGGAACGGAAGCGCCTACCGCAGGCGTGCACGTCGGTCAGCAGCGTCGTCGAATCTTCGGTTTCAGCTGGCGTACGCGTCTGGGCAACGACACGGACGGCACGGATCACGGCTACAAGCTCCACCTGGTGTGGGGTTGTCTGGCCGCTCCGTCGGAGAAGCCCTACGCGACGATCAACGACTCCCCCGAGGCGATCACGTTCTCGTGGGAGGTCAGCACCACTCCGACCGGCGTCGGCACGGTGGGTGGGCACGAGTACAAGCCCACCGCGAAGATCACGATCGACAGCACCAAGGTCGACCCGACCAAGCTGGCCGCTCTCGAGGCTGTGTTGTACGGAACCGTCAGCACGGACGCTGCGCTCCCGCTGCCGGCGGATGTCATCGCGATGATGACGACGACTCTGACCGTCGCGACTCCGACGCTTCCGACGTACAACTCCACCACGGACGTCATCACGATCCCGAGCGTGACCGGTGTGGAGTACTACATCAACGGTGTTCTGCAGGCGTCCGGACCCACGGCACCGATCTCGGCCAACACTCTGGTCAAGTTCAAGCCGGCCACGGGCTACACGTTCCCGGTGCCGTCCCAGACGGAGTGGCTGGCCGTCTTCTCGTAGCAGAATCGAGGTGAGAGAATGCTCGAATTGGATGTAGTGCTCGCCGAAGAGTACGACGAAAAGACAGGTAAGTTCGTACTAACGAAGCAGCGAATCCAGCTCGAGCATTCTCTTGCTTCGCTGTCAAAATGGGAGTCTGTTTTCGAAAAACCCTTCATGGGTATGGAGAAGAAGACGCCTGAAGAGACGTTCGCCTACATCGAAATGATGATTCAAGGCGAGAAACCTTCTCCGGAGGTTTTGCTGGGACTCGTTAGATCGCATCACGAAGAGATCCAGAGCTACATCGATCGGAAGATGACCGGAACGAAGATCTCAGAGATCCAAAAGTCTCAAGGTCGTCGGGGCATCATCACTTCCGAAGTGATCTATTCGTGGATGGTCGAAATGAACATCCCCTTCGAGACGCAGCACTGGCACTTCAACCGTCTCATCATGCTGATTCGTGTTATCAGTGTGAACAGAGCCCCGAAGAAAACCATGACGGCAGCCGAAAGACAGTCTCTGATGCAAAAGAGACGCCGCGAGCACAGCAAAAGATAGGTGAGGGGAGGTTTTATGGCACGAATCGCATGGTCCGAAGTGGGCAATCGGCTTTTCGAGGCCGGTGTGGATCGAGGAGTTCTCTATGTGGGGAATGAACCAGGTGTGCCATGGACCGGTCTGATCGGTGTGAAGAAAAGCCGATCGGGAGGCGCCCCCAAACCTCGCTTTGTGGACGGCGTGAAGGTCAGCAACCATTCGGGTCTCGAACAGTTTGAAGGAACCATCGAGGCTTTTGCTTCCCCTCCACAGTTCGATGTCTGTGATGGTACAGTCATCGTCCAGAACGGTCTGCGTGCCAAACATCAGCGTCGACGACCTTTCAGTTTGGTTTACCGTACAAAGGTCGGTAACGATCTGATTGGTCTGGATTTCGCTTACAAGGTTCATATCCTCTACAATCTCCGAGCTGAGCCTTCTGATCGCCAGAATGAAACGCTCGGAGATGACGTAGAGCCCATGCTTTTCAGTTGGGACGTCAGTGCTCGTCCTGAAGTGGTTGAAGGACTTGTTCCTACTGCATATTTCGAATTCGACTCTCGAGATGTGCCCGCAGAACTTCTCCAGACCATAGAAAATATTCTGTACGGCGATTCGACGCAGGACGCGTCACTTCCGTCGGCAGGAGAACTGATCTTTCTGTTCGATTCGTACAACGACCTCGTGTACGATGCAGGAGGACCTCTCACTCCGACTTTCTCGATTCACGACGCAGGAACTCCGAGTACTGCAGTCACGTCTACGGTTGATTCAGGTGGTGTGTAATGGCAGTCGGCGTACAGCAACAGCAGAGACGTGCCACCGAAGCAGCCTGGCTGGCTTCAGGAAAGATTCTGGCTGCTGGCGAGATCGGTTTCGCGACGGATACCAAAGTCATCAAGATGGGCGACGGTGTCAACTCGTGGGGTGGTCTCACGATTCCCTACGATGGTCGGTATCTCCCCATTGGCGGTACCGCGGCCAATGCGGAAATGCTGGACGGAATCAGCTCCGGCGGTTTCTTGCTGGTGGGAGATGCGGCCGCACCCGCAACTGCCAGCAAGGTAATTCTTCGCGACGGCGCTGGACGAGGTAAGGTCGTTGCCGGTGCCACCGGTGAAGATATCGTCAACTACGACCAGATGGTCGCTGCTGACGTCATCGGTAAGCAGAATTTGGTCAGCCGTACGGTCACTGCAGCGTTCACGTTGGCGCTGACCGATATCGGCAAGACGATTCTGGTCAACAACTCCAGCTCTACCTACACGACTTTCGCCGCCAATATCCCCACCAACGCCTCAGTGGTGTTCCCCGTGGGCTCGGTTGTCACCCTGATCACCATCGGAAAGGGACCTACAACGTTGACTCCTGCTGGTGGGGTTACGTTGACGGGCCCCACAGCTCTTCCAGGGAATGTCAGTTCGGTACGTCTGATCAAGACGGGAACTGATGCGTGGTTGGCTGCTGATATTCAGTACAGCGCTCCCCCGATCCTGCGACGCAAGATCAAGGCGGGATCGGACAACACCATCGCGTCGGGACTGTTCGGGCGACTGCGTCTGGACGGTGCGGACGATGGATCGATGACGTACTCCAACAATTACGACACGTTGGGTGCGAACGAGCAGTACAACAGCTCCGTGGATATCTACCGCGCGTTCTGTCGTCGTGCAGGTTGGTACAACGTCATGGCACAAATTTCCACCTTCGAAGCTGTGGGTGGACGCGTGTTCTGTCAGCTGCGTATCAACAATACAGAACAGCGTCTCGGCGCGGGTAACGGAACTGGTTCCACCGAAAACAGCGTCAGCTTCTCCGCATTTCTTCCACTCAACGTGGGGGATTATGTCGAGGTGTGGTCATACCACGACGGCAGTGGTGGAAAGACAGTCGGAGATTCTCCGTACGCCTCATCGGCGTTCGAGTGGTGTTGGCAGCGTCCTCTGTAGATAGGGAGGGCGTATGCGTATTTCCACATCGTCTTCGGGTGATTTCTCCAAGACCGAAGCATGGCTCAAGAAACTGCAAAAGCTGGACATCGGTGCGATTGCGCAAGCAGGAGCACAAAGAGGTGTTCGGGCGCTTTCTGCAGCCACTCCTCGGGATTCATCTCTCGCTGCGGCATCGTGGTCTGCGGAAGTAAAAAAGACGGCAAACAGCACGACGATTATCTGGAGTAACTCCGACATTGAAAACGGCTTCCCAGTCGTCATCATGTTGCAGTATGGGCATGGTACCGGTACAGGAGGCTACGTCCAGGGAATCGATTTCATCAATCCGGCTATTCGTCCCGTATTTGACGAGATTGCCCAGTCTGTGTGGAAGGCGGTGATATCTGCATGAGCGCTATTGAAGAGCGCGTGACAAAGCTGGTTTTCGACACCAGTCAATTCGGGTCGAAGATCGCCGGTGTGTTGAATCAGCTGTCGCAGCTCCGAGAAGGGCTCAAGCTGGAAGGGGCCCAGAAGGGCCTCCAAGAAGTCAACGACACCGCCAACAAATTCTCCCTGGATGGCATGAAGGGTCATCTGTCGGGAGTCATGGGTCAGTTTGGGGCCCTGCAGGTTGCGGCGATCACAGCACTGTCCAACATCGTCAACAAAGCGGTCGATGCCGGAGCTCGAATCGTCAAGTCTCTGACTCTGGATCCGATTATCTCGGGTTTTCATGAGTACGAGACGAACCTGAACTCGATCCAAACCATCTTGGCCAACACCGGTCTTGAGGGTGCTGCGGGTCTGGCGAAGGTGACTGGAAAGCTCGATGAGCTCAACACATATTCCGACCAGACCATCTACAATTTCTCGGAGATGGCTAAGAACATCGGTACCTTCACGGCTGCCGGTGTGGATCTCGACAAATCGACCGCTGCCATCAAGGGTATCGCCAACTTGGCTGCCGTTTCTGGGTCGAATTCCCAGCAAGCATCTACGGCGATGTACCAGCTTTCTCAGGCCCTTTCTGCTGGAAAGGTATCTCTGGAGGACTGGAACTCCGTAGTCAATGCGGGTATGGG